GCCGCGAGGTTGTAGAGCTCGTCGGGCTCGATCTGATGCACCAGCCGCGATATGCACCCGGCGTCCGTCACGTCGCCGTAGTGCAGATGTATGCGGTCGATGATGTGGTCGATCCGCGCGGTCGGGAACGTGCTGGACCGTCGCATGATGCCGTGGACATCGTAGCCCTCGGCCAGGAGCAACTCGGCCAGGTAGGAGCCGTCCTGCCCGGTGATGCCGGTGATCAGAGCGACGCGCATTGCTCCCTCCACCATGCGACCGTTTCGGCGATGCCGTCCTCGAGGCTCACGTGTGGCGTCCACCCGAGGATCTCGCGGGCTCGCGTGGCATCGACCGCCCGGCGTGGCTGACCGTCCGGCTTCGACGCGTCCCACCGAATCGCGCCCGTGTAGCCGCACTCGGTCGCGATCATCTCCGCGAGGTCTCGCATATTCACCTCGCCGCCGCCGCCCAGGTTGATTGGATGCGGCGTCGTCACCGTCTCCGCTGCGAGCACGATGCCATCGGCAGCATCATCGACGTGGAGGAACTCACGGCTCGCGGAGCCCGTGCCCCAGAGCGTGACCGGATCGGTGCGGCAGAATCGCCGGATCATCGCCGGGATGACGTGCGACGACGCCGGGTCGAAGTTGTCGTGCGGCCCGTACAGATTCGTCGGAATCACCACGGCACCCGGCAGGCGGTACTGCTTGTGGTACTGCTTGAGCAGTTCGTAGACCGCTCGCTTCGCGATGCCGTACCCCGCGTTCGTCGGCTCGGGGTAGCCGTTCCAAAGGTCGCTCTCGACGAACGGCACGGGCGGATCGAGCGGGTACGAACACACCGTGCCGACGACGACGACCTTCTCGGCCTCGAACCGTCGGCACTGCTCGATCACGTGCAGCCCCATCGCGAGGTTCGCGTAGGTAAACCGTCCCGGCGTCTTCTGATTCGCCCCGATGCCGCCGACTTCGGCCGCGAGATGCAGCACGACTTCGGGCCGGTGATCGTCGAACAGGTCGATCGTGTCTTCCTCGCTGGTCAGGTCGCACGCGACCCGGCGAGGGACGATCACATGACGGCATCCGCGACTGTGCAGCACGCGGCGGACGGCCTTGCCGAGGAATCCGGCACCGCCCGTGACGAGGATTCGCTTAGTCGAGAGATCCATGCCCGCATGGTGCGGGACGTGTCAAATCATCCGTCCTCGTTGCGGCTCGCGAAGTAGCCTCGCACCCACTCGACGAGCTCGGGCGGTGCCGCGTCCGTCCACGCCAGGAGGCCGCTCGAGTCCACCTCGACGTGCTCGCGCGGGTCGAATCCGGCGTCGATCACCGGCTGCCAGCGGTCCACATATTGCCGGTCGGCCCGCGTGCCGTGGTACAGATGCACGGCGTCGCCCGGCAGGCAGGCGACGTCGCCCTTGACCTTCGCGTGTGCGGCCTCGCCCCACGCGGAGAAGTCTTCCGCCATCGCGGGCGTGCATCGCCGCAGACAGCGGCTCTTATCCATGCCGACCCACGCCTCCATGCACATCGCGTCACCGCTACCGACGATGTGGCGATCGTAGAGCGGAAACACCTCGCGACGCGCGGCCCACGCTCCGCCGGGCGAGCACAGTTCGCCGCGGATATACCGCTGCGACAGATCGCCGACGCATTCGAGGATCTCGCCGACCCGTCCGAGGCGATCGGCACAGTGCCAGCGGTTCCACAGCTGCACGACGGGCGAGAGTTCGAGCTCGTTCCGCAATCTCGACTCCCACTGCGGATCGAGGAGCAGGATGTCCGCGTCGATCCACGCCACCTTGTCGAACCGTTCCGGCAGGCGTTCCGCCGCGAGGTTGATGAGCCGCTCTTTCTGCCAGATCACGTTTCGATCGTTGCCTCGGACTTGAATCCACGCATCGTCGCTCGCGAAGTCCTGGCCGTCGTAGGCGACCTCGACGGCGAACGTCGGGATGTTCCACCACTTCATCTCGTGGAGGAACCGCAGGTAGTTGCGTCGCAGCGATTGCCAGCCGGCCGGATTCCAGTGGCACGTCACGACCGCGAGATCGCCGGGCAGCGGCGTGCGTCTTCGGCGACGCTGCGGCATCATCTGTGACCGCAGCATCTCTCCGATACGCGCCATCAGTCGGCCGGCGCGACAACGCCTTCCTCTCGCGCTGCCTTGGCAACGGTTGCCATGATCGCCCCGACGGCCGCCGCCAGGTCCGCGTCGGCCTCGGCCCCCGCGAGCAGGTCTTTTAGGTGCAGCCGAACCGGCTCGGCGGGTGCCTCCTCAACGCCGTCTGCGGTGGTGCGGAATCTGACGAGGGTCACGCGGGCTTCGGCCTCGCCGCCGACGGTGGGCGATGAGATGACGATCTCACGCACCCAGAGTTTGTCGAAGGTCGCGGATATCGCCAGCGGCTCGGCGGCGTACAGCGTGGGAATGTCAGGCATTGATCTTCTCCTCTAGTGCGGCGATGCGTGCGTTGCTCTCTTGCAGTGCCTTGATCAGTACCGGCACCAACTTCTCGTATGCCAATCCAAGATGGTCGCCGCACTGTGCGACGACGCTGTCGGCGTAGTCGGTGCCTGCCAGCGCCGACTGCGCCTCCTGTGCGATCAGTCCCACTTGTCGCTCAGCGGCGAAGTTGCGCTCGGCGTGCGGGATGAAATCAAACGCAACGGGCCGCAGGGCTTCGATGACTGCGGTGGCGTCGGTCAGTGATTCGACGTGCGTCTTGAAGCGTGCGTCGGACGTGGCGATCGTCGCGTTGGTCGCGTAGATCTGCGAGTTGACCTGCAGAAGGTAGGCACCATTGTCGGTGGTGGTGCCTACCAGGAGTTCGCCGCCTGCGGTGATCCGCATCCGCTCCGTTAGAGATGACCCGCCGTTATCACCGTTTTTGTTGTAAAACGCTATGTGCTGGGAGATGTTGTTAGCAGCCCCGCTAGGCACAAACGCAATCTTTGCTCTGTACCAGCCCGTGATTCCGTCGTCTCCTACGCCGACGTTGTATGTGACGCTGCGGTCGGAGCCGTTGCCAAATATGTCAACGTCTCCGCGCACCTGTATGGCCGAAGACCCTGCGGATGCGGGCGATACCCCAATCCCAACCCGCCCGCTCGCATCCACCCGCACCCGCTCCGTGCCGCCGGTGACGAACGTCAGAATGTTCGCTCCGTTGCGTCCAATGCCGGTGTCTGGGTCACCGTCGAACGCATACGCCACGCTGTTCGCCGTGTCGATGTCGTCCGCGAGTATCTGCCCCGCGAACGTGGCGGTGCCGGTGGAGGAGATGCGGAGCCGCTCTCCCAACACGCCGCCAGAATTCGACGTGGCGACGACAACGTAGCCGCTGAAGTTGCCGCTGGTACCGTTTTCCTTCGCGCCCTTGATAGTCGCAAACGCCCACGGGTCAAACGGCGCACCAAATCCGTTTTTTCCGCCCAGCCCTATCTGCCCGCCTTTGTCTGCTGCCTGCGTGTCAGTCGTAAACACCCGCAGGTTTCCAGTGCTGTCCAGCAGGACATTCGATACGTCTGCTTGAATGCTGCCCGTAAAAGTAGGACTCGCCGTCGGCTGCACGCCGAGCGTCGTCCTCGCCGCTGCGGCGTCGGCGTCGTCGATCAGCGAGCGGCCGAACGACGTGCAGGTGATCTCCTCCACGTCGCCAGAGCCCGCTGATGAGCGGCCGAGGAGGCGGTCGGTGGCGCTGACGTTTTGCAGCTTGGCGTAGGTGACGGCGTCGTTCGCTAGGTCGGCGGTGACAATCGCACCTGCGGCGATCGTCGGATTCGGGTACGTGCCGGTGAGGTCGCCGCCTGCGGCCCCGGTCGGCGTGCGGGAATCGGATAGCCGCGAGTCGTTGCCCTGACACGCGGTGCCGCTGCTCGTCCCGTACGTCACGCTCACCGTGCCCGACGACACGCCGAGCCCCGAGCCGACGATCATCGCACCGGCGGCCAGCGTCGTCGCGAGAGGCAGGCGGGCGGCGTCCAGCGTGCCGGAGGTGATCACGCTCGCAGGCAGCGCCGCAGGCGTCGCGACGATTTCCCACGCATAGCCGCTCCATGAGTAGGTGCGGCCGTTCTGCGTCGATTGATCGTTGACGGCGGGTGATGAGGGGAAGGAGAAAGGCATGGTGTTTTATTCACTCTCGCAGAGCAGGCGAGAGAGCGTTCCGCTCATAATCAACAAACTTGTCAGTCGATTTGTCGTATCTCATGCCAATGCCAGCGTAACGCCCGCGCATGTTGCCGTTGTAACTGGTTTGCTTCCAGCGTCGGTGATGAAACAGCGACTCCAAGAAGTCAACGCCTTTCTCTTCGCTCTCCACGCCGTTGACAAGAAGTTCGTTGTTGTGGACGACCACGACGTTTGTGACGATGCTTTGCTCGTCCAATTCTGCAAAGTGTGCCATTAAAACGTGATGCTCCCACTGCCTGTGAAGACGTAGACGGTATCGGTGCCAACTGTAGACACGGTTGGCGATCCCGTAGTAGACGCAGCGGCCTGCGGTGCGCGGATAATAACAACGCCAGACCCGCCTAGACCTCCAGAGCCGCCTCCGCCTCCGGTATTTGCGGTGCCTGCCGTGCCAGACTGCCTTGCGGGACTTGAGTTATTGCCCTTACCGCCTCCGCCTGTAGCGGAGCCAGATGTGCTGGAATTGTAATTCGCACCGCTGCCACCGCCCGCTCGTTCAACCGCCGATCCAGTGATTGACGACGAGACGCCTGCGCCTCCGTTGCCAGTAGTTGTGCCAGAAGCCCCTGCGCCTCCAGCACCTCCGCCGCCGCCAGCGCGGTAGTTTCCGCTTGTCGCAGATGTGCCAGCTCCGTAACCCTCGTTTATGGTTCCAGAGCCCGCCGAACCAGTGTACCAGGGAGATCCGCCAGAGCCGCCTGTGCTTCCGTCTGGATGAAAATCATTTGCACCGCCACGCCCGCCACCTGTGGAGACTATATTTACTGAGCCTCCTACAAAACTACTGTTGCTACCATTTGTCCCTCGCATGTCGCTAATTGAATTCGCGTCGTCATAATTTTGGTTGTTGTGACCACCGCCGCCGCCAACAGTTACGGTGTAAGAAGTGCCAGTACTTAACTCAAGCAATGATTCTACTGCAGCGCCACCGCCAGAGCTTTCGTTTGGCACGTTACTCTTGTAGCCTCCAGCTCCGCCGGCACCACCGCGAGAGCCAACCGCGCCAGCGCCACCTCCTGCAATCACTAAGTATTGAATTGAAATTCCAGTAGGATTCGTCGGCCACGTCCCCGCCCGCCTGAGCGCCTCCGCCTCGCGCAGCGTCCACACGCCGCTCGCCGCAGAATTCATCGCCGACGCCGCCGGGACGCGGTTAAACCCGATGTAGCCGCCGCGTGGTCGCATCACGCGAACTCCTGATACTCGGCGTCGAACGTCAGATCATTTGCGGCGCTCGCCACCGCGCGAACATCCTGCCCCTCGGTGACCGCGAGCGAGCCGCCGTCATCGTAGACCCGCAGCACCGCGTCCGCCGGAACGCTGACCGTGTTGACGATCGTCGTCGAGTTCGTGCCCGCGAATCGAAGGATTGTGATGTCCGCTGCGCTCACGCCGTCGATGTTGCCGATGTCCAGCCGCGTGACTCGCAGCACCGTGCTCGATGTCGATCCGCACGACACGATCAGAGTGGCGTTCGTGCCGGTCGCCGTCGCAACTGGGCCGCACGCGACCCGCAGGTAAACCGTCGCCGCAGTGCTGCCGATATTGGGTGCAGCCATAGTTTCACCGTAGCAGGAAGGTCAAAGCCCGGGAGCCAGCGGATGATCCGCCACTTGACCCGCCGGACAGCGATGTCGGCCCGACCTCGACATACTCCGACCCGGTCCAGCGATAGGACCGCGAGGCGTCGGTTGCGAGGTAAAGCAGGGAGGTGTTGCCGGTTGCCGGGAACACGGAGGTCGTGAGGTACTCGACGACTTCCTCTGTCCCCGAGATCGTGATCGCCGTGCCTGCGGTCGCAACCGACACCAGACTCCCAGCCACGATCGACATCGCGCCGGTGATCGTGTTCAGGGAGATGACGCGAGAGACGTTGGTTGCTGCGGCGTCGGCTTTGGTCCCGAGGTTTGAGTCAATCGACTGTAGCACGTCGTCTAGCGGGTCATTTGTAGTTATGTACGTTAGCTGTAGATTTCCAACTGTAATGTCAACACTGTTATGCGTATGTGAGGCAGCCGCCGCCGACAAGCTGGTGTTCGTCAGCACGACCGCGCCGGTCTTTCCGTTCACGCTCGACACGGCATCGTTCGCAGCCGCAATCGTGATCGTCGATCCCGCCGTCGATACCGTGACGTTCGACCCGGCAGCGATCGTCAGCGTGCCGGTCAGCCCGTTGAGTGACACGACCCGCGAGACGTTCGTTGCGCCGGGCGTGGCGTACGGTTGCAGCGTGAACGATTGAATCGTCGCGCTGCTGTCCTTGAAGAACAGCTTCGAGTCGGCCGTGTTGATCGCGAGCTCGCCGTCCGCAAGCGTCGTCGGAGCGACGCCCGCTGCGGTGCTTCGCTTCAGTTGGACTTGTATCGGCATCGTCAGAACGTCCCGCCGTCAATGCTCGTCGCCCAGGCGATCGTGTCGCTCGATGCCGTGTAGGCGAGCAG